AACCAAGATCGGAGAATACAAAAAGAAGCTGCTGGCTGAAATCGATCAGATCCCTCAGAAAAAGGAAGCGTTCAAAAAACAAAAAGCTGAGTACGAGAAGGCGGTTGCTGAACACAAAGCTGCTGCAGACAAAGCTGCTGCTGAGTTCAAGTCAAAATACGGTGATTTTTCGGCGGCTTCGAAAGAACTTGCGAAAGAAACCAAAGCGATCAAAAAGGTTGGATACTGGAGTGTCGTTCACGAAAACATTCCAGTACCGAAGGTTGATGGCGTTTGGAATAATCAAATTGACCATGAACCGAACTTTGAAATGCACGTGCAAGGATTAAAGGCATATCAGTCAATGACACCTGAGCAACAAAACGCTCTGGATTATTATACTGGAGGATCCTACAAGAGCATGAATCAAACGCTGGTTGCTGCTTCTGGTAAAGCAAAGGCAGCAGGCAAAGCAAAACATTTAGCTGATGCGTTCAAGAAAGCGGTTCCCATCAACGAAGGCATAATGCTAAGTCGAAAATATACGATTGGTGAAGGAATCAATGAGCATGATTTGAAACCTGGGATGGTCGTAAAAACAAATGCGGTATCATCTACATCGACCAATAAAGATTTCTGGCATGGAAACGTACAGATGCGGATTCTCATCGGCCCAGGTGTGAAGGGATTACCTGCTGCTGGTTTTTCCACTAGCGAAAGCAGTTACAACAAAAACCAAATCTCAAATGGAATTAACCCAGGACACATGACAGAAAATGAGATAATCCTGCCACCGAACCAAGCCTATGCGATTCACAGCGTGGAAATCGTGAACGGCAAAAAGATCGTGAATTGCATCGCGCTGCCGACGATTTTGTAGTTGGTTTTGGAGTTCGGCGGCGTTTGATAAGCAAGGAGAAATCAGATGGAACAAAAGCCGTTTTTGCGTGAATACGATACTGTTTATGGGATTCTGAGGACTTTTGCAGACGAGTTCCTGCACTACCTTGGAAACACGACCGATGGGCTAGAAGAACGAGCTGCTTGGATACGTGACCTTTGCGAGAAATCGGCAGACATTTTCCTTGGCAAAAACAAAGCCTATCGACCTGATTCGCTTTGGAATGAGCCTGGATATGTCGATGCGTATCTTGCGACGATCATGCCGTTCCCTACAGAAAACGCACACGAACGGATGCGAACGTTTTTCGTCGTTTTTGCTTCGAAGATCAAAGAGATGGTCGAGGTATCGAACATTCCAGGGATGCTTGATGAGCAGTGGCAAGAGTCGGGAGCTTTGATGTACCGCGAGTTCGCAATGATGCTGCTTGGGATTCCGACGGAGTTCGCAGAGGACGAAGAACCAACTCCAACAACGGTACAGGAGAGCGTTGGCCTGTCCGGTCGCCAAAGGGCTATGCTCGAGCGTTGGAAGGATTATCCCTGATGCCTGATCCAAACTACCGATTCGTCTACGAGGAGGAGATCCAGAAGGGGATGCAGGAAGTATTCGCTGCGGCTCTTGCTGCTGCGGCTGGTGGCCTTGAGGCGATCAACGAGGCGATCAAAAAGGCATTGGAGAAGTATATTGGGCCGATCCTGGAAGAACTGCACCGTCGCGTGATTATCGCGATGCTGCTTTTATTTGGCGATGACGATCGAGTGTCGAGCGTGATGGGTGACGCGGCTCAAGAGCGTGGGCCAGTGTATCGGGATCTGGTTCGTCGGTCGCGTGCGCGTGCTGGTCGGCAGGTCGAGGATCTAGGCGATCAATTGGCTGACACGAATCAAACTTGGTACGACGAATGGGACGAGGAAGGTGATTTCGAGGAATGGGTCGCGGATAGACTGCTTCCAAGTTCCAGGGCTGAAAACATTGCGATCACCGAAACGACCAATGCGATCACACTAGGTGAGCGTACTGTGGTTGATGAAATGCGCCGGCTCGGTGTGGACGTTGATGCTGTGTGGATCACGCAAAGGGACGAACGGGTCTGTCGGGTTTGCGGTCCATTGCACTATCAGCCTAGCTCTCAATGGGTCGAGGACTTCGCTTATGGTCCACCGGCTCACCCGCGTTGTCGGTGCTATCTGATGTATTTTTTGAATGAGCAATAGTTTGCTAGGATTTTTGTCATGAACAAATTTCTAAGAGAGTCGGAAAAAGGTTTTGATCGGATCGATACCGAGGCCGGGGTTATTTACGGCGTAAAGGTTCTCGGTCCGAAGTCTCGCAACGGTCGTATTTACGAGGACGCTGCTATCCGGCGTGCAGTCCAGATGTACGAAGGCGTGACCGTAAATCTGAACCACCAGCGGATCGAGTCTGGGAGTCGGGCAGTTCCTGATCGACAGATCCAGGATCGTTGGGGAGTGCTCCGAAATGCTCGGTACGCTGAGGGGTCGGTCTATGCCGACCTGCACTACCTTAAAAACCATCCGATGACACCGCAGTTGATCGAGGCTGCTGATCGGTTCCCTGACACGTTTGGTCTGTCGCACGATGCGGCTGGTGACGAGCAGGTGATCGATGGCGAGCGTCGTGTCATCGAGCTTTTCGAGATCCGTTCGGTCGATGTGGTTGCCGAACCTGCGACGAATAACGGGCTGTTTGAGTGTTGCAGGCCGAGTTGCTCCACTAGCCGATCTGAGCGTAAACAATCAAGACTCGGACTGCTTGAGGTAAAGGACGGTGACGGTGACGGAATGATTAACGATGGAAAATCATCGCAAGCACCCGCACCGAAACAACCAAAAACGAAGCTATCCCAGGCCGATAGGGTTGCACGCGCCGAGCGACGCGCTCAACGATACGAGAGGATGGCAGGCAAGGCTTATAGTCGAGGCAAGGGATACATAGACACTAGCAAGATGGTTAGTGGTCCAATGTCGGATAGGATACGAGCGAGAGGTGATGAATTCATGGCTCGCAAGGCGAAGTTGATGTCCAAGTCCAGTCGAGTCAAACAAGCGATCTCAAAGGTGAGCCAGCCTAAAGCAGAGCCTCAAAAGCTGCAATCGAAACTCACCCAGGCCGACAAAATTAAACGAGCCGAACGTCGTGCTGATCGCTATGACAAACAAGCGAATAAGCTGTACGATAAGGGCAACGATCTGATCAGTCAAAGCAATCAGGTTTGGGGAGCACAGTCGGATAAGCTGTACGCAAAAGGCAATGCGATGATGCGTAAGGGCGATCCGCTTACCACGAAAGCAACGACGATTCGAAATGCGATTAAAAAGGTAAGTGCGAAGCAGTCGAAACCTGCTTCTCAATAGAATACGCACTCGTTTTTTGAGTGAGCATATTCAAGGTAAGCTGATTTCACTGTTTCAAAGACACAAAGATTTTGGAGTAAGAAAAGTGACCAAGACAATCGAATCACTGGTTGAGAATTACCAGCCAAAGGATCTCGCTGAGGCAGAAGTCTGCGAGGTTCTGATGGAGGCAATGGACCAATATCCGGATCTGAAAAAGATGGAGATGGCTGCTGGTCCGAGCGACAAAAGCATGGTTGAGGAAGGATACGGCGAGGGTGATTACGAATCCGATCCGGTCGAAGGAATCAAGAGTGCATTCAAGGCTGCGATGATGAAGGTTCTTGACGACGATTCCCTCGATGCTCCTGGCAAGCTGGCCAAGCTCAAGTTGATGCTCGCGGTGAGCGATAAAGCATCTGAGGCAATGGCTGGTCAAGCTCCTGCGATGCAAGGCGACGACGAGGAGATGGATTCCGCTATGGAGGAGTCCTACAAGAAACAGATCGCTTCGCTTGAGGAAAAGTTGCACCGATCAAGCTGCAAGGAATTGCTGATCGAGTCCCAGGTTGAACCTTCCGAGGTCAAGATCAAAGCTCTGCTTCCTTTGAAAGAATCCGAGAGGGTCGAGCTTGTGAAGACTTGGCGTGGATCTCCCCTGGGTGCTAAGCGTCCGGTGCGTACCGGCTCGGTGATGACTGAATCGACTTCGGTTCAGTATCCGTCGAGCGTTGAAGAATTTTCGAGGCTGTTGGGCTAGTCGTTCCTGCGGCGTTTTTCCTGGTTACTCTACCTAATAAGAGGATTGAAAATGAAGGGCTTACTACTACCTGACTCGGCTCAAAAATACACTCGGACCTTCGGGTTCGTTGAACACTTTGACGGGCTGAATTCGGCTCGATGGACTTCGACTCTGACCGATAGCGGTACTGCTGCTGTTGGCGATGAAGTCGGCGGCGTTGTTACGCTGAGTCCGTCTGACGGAACGGTTGCCGATAACGACGAGGCGTATATTGCCACGAAAGAGATTTTCAAGATCGCTGCTGGTAAGGCGATTGCACTCGGTGGCTTGTTGCAGTTCACCCAAGCCGCGACGAACGCTGCGAACGTGTTCTTCGGCTTGATGGATGCTGTTGCTGCCAATGCTCTGCAAGACAACGGCGGTGGTCCCAAGTCAAGTTTTTCCGGTGCAGGGTTTTTCTGCAAGGATGGAAACGTCAACTGGCATGTGATCTACTCGGACGGATCGACGCAAACGATCGCTGAGTTGACCGCTACCAATTCGCTCAACAAGCAGGCGAACGTTGCTGGTGGTGCAGCGTATCAACTGCTCGAAATCGACATCGTTCCAAAGACTTCGACGCTTGTCGATGTTGTGTTCAAGATCAACGGATCGACCGTCTACAAGATGCTCGATCGAACCTACGCCAACGCGACCGAAATCTCGGCTGCTGTCGGTGTAAAGAACGGTACAGCGGCACAGCAGGCTTTGAAGGCCGACGCTGTTGCTTGTCATCAATCTGAGTAGTCACTGCCTGTAGCAGTGGCGACGGTTGTTTGTCACTTTTGAGGAAGGTTTTTTTACGATGCGAGTAGACGCAAAAACCCGTCGTCACCAAGAACTACGGCGGTTGTACGAGGCGGCTTCGAGGGATCGAAAGTTCGAGCGCTTCATGGCTGATTTCCAGGAGAGCTTGAAGGCTGACGCTCACGACTTGGCTTCGCGCTGGTCGCTGCGTCAGTTGTTCGAGCAGTTCGTACCAGACGGACGCGAGGCAGCAAACATGCTGCGACCTGCCTCCGGTGGTGGGTACCAGATCCAGGAATCCGCTGAGCTTGTCGATACGAGCCAGTTCGCCAACATCATCGGTCAGATCATGTACACGGCGACGCTGAACGGGTTCAACCAACCAGGGTTGATCGGTGATCAGCTTGTCGAGGTGATCCAGACTCAGTTCTCCGGTGAACGGATTCCTGGTGTCGGTCGGCTCGGTGATGATCTCGATGTGGTCAACGAGGGTCAAGAATACCCGAACGCGGTGCTCGGTGAGGAGTACGTTGATACTCCCGAAACGATCAAGCGTGGTTTGATCCTCAACGTCACCCGCGAAGCGATCTACTTCGATCGAACCGGCGTTCTTATGAGCGAGTGCGGTCGAGTTGGTGAGCGAGTTGCGGTGAACCGCGAGAAGCGAATCCTCGACGTTGTTCTCGGAATCTCGACTGTGTACCGTCGCAACGGTGGTGCTGCTCAGGCGACTTACGCTGCTGACAACACGGTTTCGAACACGTTGGCCGACTGGACTTCGATCGACACGGTCGCTCAGAAGTTCAACGCGATGACCGATCCGATTACCGGGGAACCGATCGCGATCAACATCGACACGGTTGTTGTTCCGAAGGCGTTGGAAATGTTGGCTGGTCGAATCATGAACGCGACGATGACTCGCCAAGCGACCAACACCGGCAACAACCAAACGTATGTCAACGGAAACAGTGTTTCCGGACAGCCACGAGTTTTGACCGGTCAGTACGTTAAGCAACGAACCAGTTCGGATTCGACTTGGTTTGCTGGTGCTCCGAAGGAGGCTTTTGTTTACATGCAGAACTGGCCTTTGACGGTTACTCAATCGGACGAGAATTCCGAAGTCGGTTTTACCCGCGACATCGTGGCTCGGTTCAAGGCATCCGAGCGTGGTGCTGCTGGTGTTCGTGAACGCCTGAAAATGGCGAAATGCACCTAATCGAAGGATTCGATCGCGTCCACGGATTGTGGGAGGAGCAGAGACCGCCTGGGGAAACCTGGGCGGTTTTTTTGTGCCTGTAGCGTATCGACGCTGGCGTGGCTAGAATCTAAGCGTTCCGTTTTTTCCATGATCTCAGGAGTTTAAGAATGGCGAAAGAAAAAGAGCAGTTGACGGTCGAGGAACGAATCGCGAGGCTTGAGCAAGCCGAGGCGAGTTTGAAGGAGCGCGAGAAGGTAATCGCTGAACGGGAGGAGTCGATTCGCGCTGCGGAGGATTCATCTGCGGTGCGGCCTGTACGACCGTCTGAGGCGGTCTGTGTGGGTGATGGATATGAGTTTGAGGTTTCACCCGCCAAGAAGGATTCTCCGTTGCAGGTGAAGCGTATACGAGCTTGTGACGAGTCCGAAGCGATCCGGTGGTACGTGGCGACGACTCCGAGTCCTGAGAACCCTGGCAAGCAGGTCGATCCGGTCAAGCATCCGTTGACCGCGAAGTGCCTGGATGCAAAACGAGAGGATCGTCGCAAGCAGGCTTTGCTGTTGGCTGCGTTGCGTGCGAAGGCCGAACGTGGAACGCTGCTGACTACGGAGGAGCAAGCGTTGGTCGATGGGGACGATATGCGTCGGCTTGGTCTGTAACTAAGCAAACCGAACGTATGATGATGGTTCGAGGTGCAGAATGGGCGTATTAGAGGATCTCAGAACCAGACGGGCGACGGTCGCGGCACAACTGGCTGCGATGACCGTTTCGACGATCGGAGGCAAACCGAACGCGAATACCGCAGACGGTGGCACGACGGTCGATCATGTTGGTTATCGTCGGTCGCTCTTAGAGGAGCTAAAGATGCTCGATGAGGCGATCTTACGAGAGGCCCAAGTTCAGGCTGCACTGGATGACGAGGACGGTAGTTGGGAAATCGAATCGCAGGTCTATACCTAAGAGGGCGTGATGCAAAGAATTCCAGTTGTGATTCCTGCTGGTCAGGCGACTAGCGGTGCGGTCGATATTCCAGAGCGGCGCGTGCTGTGTGGGATCTCGATTCCTACGAGCATGACCGGCGCGACGGTTTCGTATGAAATCAGCTTCGACGGTGGTTCGACCTACCTGCCGGTCTACGGTGTTGATTCAGCGACGTTGCACTCGACGAGTATCGGATCGACTGCGAGGTTCATTGCTGTGAACTCGGCTGTGTTCCTTGCGTCGCATACCGGATTCAAATCTAAAATTCGTGTCGTTGCGGTATCGAATCAGACTCCAGAAACGACTATCAATCTGCACTTTCGAGAGGTTCGCTGATGGATCGAAAAACTCTGCTAGCTGGTCTTGGCGGCGTAGCTTGCGGGGTGATTCTCGCGAGCATTGCTTGGTTGTTTTCGACGATCGAGTTTGGAAACGTTTCCAAGGTTGACGAGCCGGACGTGCAGATTTTAGCTTTGGAATTAGCGTATCAAGAGATGCTTCGAAACAAGCCTCCGATGCGTGAGACTCCAAGGAAAGAGATCATAATGTTCACGCGAGACGGATGCGTTTGGTGTGACAGGTGGCTTGCTGTCGAGGCTCCGAAGTTCAGGCAACAAGGTTATTCGATTGCGTTCTCGCACGATCATTCGTACTCGGTCGTTCCTGTGTTCGAGTTGAATGATGGTAGCTCAAAAAAAACGATCACTGGCTATTTCACTTATGAAAGCTGCAATACAGGTAGATAACGCAATGTCTGCAAATTTTGATCTGCGTTTATTGATTGTGTCGATAACGAATTGGCAGGTGCTGTCTCCTTCCAGTTTGTTCGAAACGCTTTCGGATGAAAACATTTCATTTCGAGATGAACGCGATTGGACTTGGAAGGGAATAGCCGATGTTATCATCCCAGAGACTAACACAAGGTTTGGTCGTGAAGGTTGCAAGAAACTTCAAGACGCACTGCTCGCTAGCGGCGAGGGTTTATGGGTGTCTCAAATTTCCGTCGGGATGCCCTTAACAGATCCAGAGATCCAGGGTGTGCTTCGCTATCTTGATCAAGTCGGAGCAGTCCCAGGCGCGAGGTTTATTGCTGATGCTGTCTTGCGACAGATCAGCGTCCTCGAACAACACAACATCACTACCACGGTCGAGGAAATCGCACAGGTTCAAGCTTCAATGAAACTCGATCTTTACGTCGAAGCTCAGATCGACAAAAAGCAAGATCAACTCAACACTTATAAAGAAGCAATGAACTTGTGGGACGGGAACCCCGAAACAGAACCGAGGTTCTAAATGGCAATTTCGCGCATCAGTTCGGTTACCGCAAACACCAACACGGTCACGATAGGCACTCACGCCGAAAATGATGTGATTATCATTGGAGGCTATCGAGATGCTAGTGCAACTGCTCCGACGTTGCCTGCTGGTTGGTATGGGCTTTACGCTTCGCCCACTTCGGCACCTTCTATGGTGATCGGTTGGAAACGAGCTACATCGTCAACTGAGCAAAGTGGAACATGGACGAATGCCAACACGCTACACGCTACCGTTTATCGTCCAGCGGCAAATAAATTGATTATCCCAATCTTTTTGAACATGACCTTTGGAAGCAGTAGTGCATCACTAAGTTTTGGTAGTCAAACTGCCGGAACATTCCCGACAAACGTAGACGACTACTGGATTTTTGGCTTTATGGGCCAGCGAAATTCAAACAATGCTCTCGAAACAAAAACATGGACTGGACTGACCAACGTATCGAGTTCGACAGACGGGGCAGGTTGGCAAGTTATCGTCAATGATTCAAACGCAACCCAGACGACAGCATGGACAAGCCAAAGTGCCAGTGTAACGACACCGGCAGCAGTGCGAAGCGTGGTTCTTGGTCTATTGGAAGTGCCGCAACAATCGGCTAGTGGCGGTGGTGGCACATTCAACCCTTTACAACATCCACTAATCAGATAGAGCCATGACAGTATTATACGGCAATTTCAAACGTGGTAGTGTTGTACGGATCAAATTTAACACTCTCAATCAAGCTCTGATTCCTACGACTCCGAGTGTAAATCCAACATTTGAAATTTACAAAAACAGTGTAACCCAAAGCACCGCAGGCATATCGGCAACTCTGGTAGACTATGACGGAAAAGCAGGGCTCCATTCGTTTTCAATTGACACGTCAGCCGATTCTGCTTTTTACACGGCAGGGGAAGATTATGACGTTGTGTTTACGGCGGGTACGGTGGACGGAAAAGACTTAACCAGAGTCAAGCTGACTACCTTTGCGATCGAAAACCGATTTGACGAAACGAACACGACTAAGATCGCAGGTCAGACCGCAAACGCTGCTGCCCCTGTCACCTTCCCCGCCTCGGTGGCTAGTGAGACCACGGTTGCCAATCGAGCAAGTCAAACGAGCGTTGATGCAATACCGACGAATCCACTTCTTACGAACGACTCGCGCTTGAATAATCTGGACTTTGCAATCTCGACGGTAAACAACAACATTTTGAACCTCAATAATTTATCTGCAAAGATGAATTTGTTTGGATCGCCATTGCTTGAGATTCCAGAGTCGGGCTCAACCGTTTATGCATTCACAGTGATAGTCAAGGACGACGAGGACAAGCTCGTCAATCTCGATGCAAGCCCAACCATAACAGCCGCAAACGCTGCCGGAACGAATCGGTCTGGTAATCTATCAGCAGTCTCGAATCCGGCGACGGGTCGATACACGTTTACCTATACAGTCGCAAATACTCATGCCTCTGAAAGCCTGCGGATCGCTGTGTCCGGTACGGTGTCTGCTGAGGCTCGGTACGTTGAGTGGATCGGTGCTGTTGTGAACTATGATTCGCTGACCGTTCTGCAATCGGTTCAAACGACCGTTAATGCGATCGACACGCGATTGCCTGCTGCACCTGCTGCTGTCGGTGATATTCCGACCGCGAACCAGAACCGTGATGCCGTGATGAACGCTATGCCCAATGGTGGATGGGTTGATGGTTCATTTGGTGATCGATGGCTGATTGCAGTGAACAACAATCGCGAGGTGCAGGTCACCGGATCGCATCATGTTAGCGCTGACGTTCATGCGTTTCAGAACGCAGTGCTGACTGCGGCTGCGATTGCTGCCGGTGCTCTGAACGGCAAGGGAGATTGGCTAACAACCCTCGGAGTAAACGCGCCTGCCAACTGGATCAATGCTGCGGCTATTGCGACCGATGCAATTGACTCAGATGCGATCGCGGCTAGTGCGGTGAGTAAGGTCACTGTGAACCTGTTTAGGTACGGTGATATTCAGCTATGGACGAGTCCAGCTAATCAAATTCAGGTCACGATCACTAAGGTCTAGTCATGCCTGTCGTAACAACATTTTGTGCGTTCTTCGGTTGCTCAGGTGGCTCGGTCACTCCTGGGTCTGGAAGCGTACCGAATTTGCTTTCGGTAGACTACGAGGACGATTGGGTATACCTCGACGGGATCGAGAACCTCACGTTTGCGTTTGGTCCTCAACGATACACGACTCAAACCGCATCTGCGAACGTTGCTAAGGCGAAACGCTCGGCAATGAGCGAACGAGAGATCGCTATCGCTGCGGCGACGTATGGATGGGAACCGGAGGATATGACGTTCGTCGTGTGGGCTGAAACGCTGGTCGATACTACGAATACGATCATCGAGCCTAAGATTGGTGATATGTTCACGGCGTTCGATACCGACTGGATCATTAAGTCAATCCGAAGGACTGTTGACCTGTCGCAGTGGAGATGCGTTGTCCGAAAGACGACCAAGGAAGAATGAGCAACACCGACGTAAATGTGGTGATCGACTCGCTGCAAGCGACAACGTCTCAGCTTGATTCGTTCGACTTTGCTCCGATCTTTTCTGCGATGCTTGAAACGTTTCATCGCGGGATCGAATCAAACTTCGACAATATCCGTGGGCCTGGATATACGTGGCCTCCGCACTCACCGGTGACGATAGCGAAACATGGTCCTCACCCGTTGTTGATTTTGACCGGTGCGATGAAGCGGTCGGTCACTCAGTCCGGCGCTGAAGGTCGGATCGAGGAGATCATGCGGAACGAAGCGACGATCGGAACGTCATTGTTCTATGCTTCCTATCAGCAATTCGGAACGACCGGTCCTCCGAAGATTCCTGCTCGGCGGTTCCTGTGGTTGCAGAGTTCGTTCGTCGATCAACTGGCTGAGATTTTCGCTGCGTAAAAAGCCGTATAATCGCGGCAGAACGTGGGTCGCTGGCGGTCGCGTGGTTCCATTGCAGACAGAGCGTGCAGGCTTTGAGAATGCCCAAGACGAGCGTTTATATCGATTCCTGATCGTGGTCGCAGATCCATCCGATTCGGATCTTGCTGGAGGGATGGAGGCTCACCTCGGAGCGATCGAACGGGTCGAGAATATCTTCGAAAATAAAGCGCATGCCAATCTTCCATTGTCGATCCGAACAACTGCTCAAGCGGCGCTGGATGCGGCGACTACTGCTGGCAAGTTTCCTGCGACTAAAATTCAATCCGCAGAATTAACCTTTGCTACGCCGTTCGTGGATCCGGCGTTCGAGGGCGGGTATGATGCGAGTTCGTGTATTGTTTCGATCCGATGTACCGTTAACCGTTTGAATTCGAGTACGCTATGAGCAAAAAAAAGAACGAACAGGAAATTGCAATCTTGGAAACGTTTCCAAAACCTGAGCCGGTCGTCGAGGTTCAAGAGCAAGAAACCAAGGCAACGATCGACGGTGTTTTCGTTGTCGATGGTCGCATGGCTGTATGCGATTCCGAGCAGCAGGCGGTCGCGATTTACGAGGCGTGTTTCAAGATGCCACCGGTCGATGTTTTGCCTGCGAGTCGGTATCCTACCAACGGCGAAAAGGTGCTGTACATGAACGGCGACGTTCCGATGTACGGTCGTCCTGAGTGAGCAAAACTGGCGTAGAATCCACGGATCTAACCTCGGGAGAATTTCAATATGTCGCAGTCCATAGCATCGCGATTGATCGTCGCTGATAACTCAGGTTTTTCGTCCAACGCGATCGGTGTCGCTTTCAACGAGTGCTCGCTGGTCGGTCAACGAACGAACATCATGCACCAGGGGCACCGAGGTACTCGGCAGCGTGCTAGCTGTCGTGCGCGGACGGTAACCGATAAATCCGGTGGAAACATTACCGGCAACTTCGGAGTCCAGGAAATCGACTGGTTTTTGACTCGTGGGATTGGATACACTCCAGGTGGAGCATCTCCGTATATTCCAGGTGAAACGATTCCTGAGTGGTACGCGATTGTCGATAAGGTCGCAGCGATCTACGTGTACAATAAACTGCGTGTGGCTTCGATGGAAATCAGCGGTCAGGAATCTCAATACTTGAACTGGTCGGTGGTAACCGCAGGCGAGCTTGAGCAGGTGTACGGTTCGACGTATCCGACGACACCGGTTCCTGAGTGCGGTACTGCGTTCGTGTTCTCGGACTGCACGCTGACCTACAACTCGACTGCATACAAGATGCAATCGTTCCGGCTGGCGATCGACAATGCTCTGGATCAAAACCAGTATGAAAACTCGCTGACTCCGACTCGGTTCGAGGCTCAGGATCTCGGCGTTCAGCTTACGGTTCAGACTGCGTTTCGTTCCGATACGCTGGCACTGTATGATGCGGCGTTGGCTGGTGCTGAGGCATCGCTGGCGGTGACCGATGGAACGACGACCTACACGTTTCATTTTAGGAATCTGAAATATATGGCCGGTGGTCCGACGGTCCCTGGTCGCGGTCGAATCAATCAATCGCTTACGTTCGAGGCGATGCGAAAGGCCAACACGACCACGAACGCTGACGATAATCAACTGCGGATCGTTAAATCCTAGCGGCGAGTCGGCTGTCGCTGTATATTGGGGGTGTTCATCACCCCTTTTTTTATGGAGTCACTATGAGTTGGCAAGACCCGTTCGTGCGTGCTGGCGTTGCCGTTCCCGCGTACATCCCTGAAAAGACAGGCATGTATCCGGCAGCGTTCTTTCGGTACCGTCGTCCCGATCCGGTATCGATCGAAAAGCAGCACAAAGAATTTAGTGCGTGCGTCGGTGATCCTGACAAGCTGATCGCCTCTATGCAGAAGTTCGTTTCTGCCTGGATCGCGGAATGGAATCTCGATGCACCTTGCGTCGGTCAATACGTGGCTATGCTAAGTCATCCAATGCTGATGCGGTTCTATTTCATCATCGTTCAATCGGAGCCTACGGCTGAAATTCCGAAGGAGTTTCTAGGCGAGGGCGAGACTGGAACGGCTGAGGGCGAGCAAAAAAAATCGTAAAGGTTTTTTCGTTGCGACTGAATAATCCTGCCCTTGCGGCGCGTTCGTGTGCGGTATGCAGGGCGATAATGTTCGACGAAGAAACCGGTCAGCCTGTTAAGGCTCGCGATGGTAAAGAGTGGGCGAAGCGGACGCATAAGGTTCCTTGTGATGCGTCCATTGGATGCGCAAAGGGTCACTACAATGAAAACCCTGATTTGAACAAGAACCAAGAGGCAGTGATCAGTTTGTATCTGGCATCGCAGGCGACCGGTGGTGCGTGCTTAAACGATGCAGAGCGAAACGATTGGTGGCTCATGGAGACGTTCGGTTTGTTGCGTGAGGTTGAGGAACGGGTAAAGCGAAACACGATCGAGGCATCTATGCTCGGAGGACTGACAAGTGGCCGATGATGCACAGCGTGGCGTAACGTTTACCCTCAAGGCGAACGTTGATCCGTCTGCGAAAGCCGAAATCGATAAGTTGACCAATGAGCTTACCAAGGCTCAGACCGACTTGGCATCGGCATCGGCATCGGCATCTCAGCAGGCTTCTGCGGCTGCGGCTTCTGCGGCTTCTGTTGCTGAGGCAACGGCTAAAGCTACGATCGACAAGCTCAAGCAGGATCTCGAAGACCTGCATAAAACAATCGTTGCTCAGACCGCATCTATTGCTCAGCAATCCTCGGCGGCATCGCAGGCTTCACAAGGCGAGGCTGCATCTGCTAGCCAAGCAATCGCTGATAAGATAAACGACGCGAACTCAAAGGTCGTTCAAGAGCAAGAAAAGTCTGCCAAGGAAATCATGGATTCCTGGATGCAGTCTTATGACCAAACGGCTGAGGCTGCTAAGCAGTCGAGTGCTGAATCTATTGCGACCGTGAACCAAACGTCGGAGACGATCGCGGAACGTATCAAAAGGCTTGAAGGAGAAAAGGCCGAGATCAGGAAGATTTCAGCAGACAAGGAGCGTGCTGAATATGTTCATGCTCAACTGGCACTCGTTGAGATAACGCAACGACGAATCGAAGCAGAAGAAAAGGCTCGTCTCGCTGCGGAAAAAGGATCGTCCAAGGCTGGCATGGATCCGATGTTTTTAGCGCAGGATCTTGCTGCCGAAGAATTGAAAATAGCTGAGGAGGTTGCTGCTAAAAAGAAGGTCTTTATTGAAGCGGAGAAAAAAGAAAAGGCTTTCTTAGTCGATCAGGAATTGAAGGGATTGAAGTCGATCGAGGCAGAACAAGAGCGTGCTGTCGCTTCTGCTGCTAGGAGAAACCAACAACTCAGTTCGTCGGCTGGTCGAATCGTTTCGGCGTTTTCCGAAGGCTCAGAAGCGTTGATGCGGTTCGTAAATGGAATTCAGCATCTAGGCTTAATTGGTGAGAAGGATCTTCAAAAGGTTCAAGATGCGATTCTGAGAATCCAGGGAACGACTCAGATATTTACCGGGTTGATTCGTATGTTTCGCCAAGCATCCGAAGGTATGGATGCGTACCGGAGAATGGTCGAATTGACCTCGCAGGCTCATGCGGTATCTGCTGCGGCTGCAACGGCTGACACGGCTGCGACCGAGCTTAATACTGCGGCTGTTGTTCAGAACGGTGCGGCAAGGAGTGTAGCAAACGGTGGGATGATGGCTCGCGCTGCTACTGGTGCTGCGAACATCGGAACCTCTTTGATTAACGCTGGTGCTGTCGTAGGGCTCGAAGCTGGTGCATCTGCTCTTAGCGTATTCGCTGCGGCGGTTGCGGCTGTCAGCGGTGCGTTGTTTGCGGCTGTGAGTGTGATCCAAGTGTTCAAAGAATCGCTTACGTTTGGCTTTGGTGGAGGTGCTGGCAAGGGAAGTTACACCGCAACAATTGGTGCATCGTCATATAATCCGTTTCAAAGGATCTATGCTCAGGGGCAAATGTTTGAAACTGAGACTCCTGTACTGCGGGAGCTAGCCAAGTTAATTCCATCTATGCAAGGAATCAGAACAGGCGTAGGCATGGCGATGGACTTCACTGGCGTATTCGGTATCAACAAGCAAACATCTCTTGAAAAAGAACAGGTCGATGCTGCTAAAATGGAAAAGGCTCGGCAAGACTTCCGAGAGCACAATCTAAAACTGCAAGTCGAGGCCGAAAGAGAAATCAAGCAGATCACATCAGAGCGTCAGTCGATTGTGGTTAAACAACACGCTGCTGAGCAAGACGCACATCGTGCGCGTATGCAATCGGTGAAACAAGAGGATCAACGTGCTGCGTTAATTAAAGAGATTGCTACGATCGAGCACAATCAAACGATTGAGGCTGAGGATCGAGCAAGGAAGGTGATCGCGCTTCAACGTGAACGATTGACGGTCGAGAAGGAAATCAATCGCGAGCAAACGCAGGCTGCAAAAGAACAGCTAAGGAATCTTGAGGAGCAGTCCAAGGTAAAGGAACGGGAATACGAAAAGGCACGCACTGAGGCTATGAGCGCTGCTGAGCGTTTCGGATTGCTTACAACCGAGGAACAACAAACGATTGTTGATATTCAAAGACGGTTTCGTGCTGGTGCTGGTGGAGTTGAGACTGAGGAGCTTAAAAAGATCAGAGGGTTCTCTGGTGCTTTGGATGAACAGATCAGTGCGGAAGCAAGGAGACGCGCTGCTGCTGCTGGTTTCGGTGCTTTCCAGACCGAGGATTTGCGAAAGATACAACAGCTTGAACAAGAGCGTCAGCAGCTTGAGGTCAAAGTTAAAGCTCAAGCCGATGTGGTTGCAAAACTTGAAATCGATATCGATGCTACGGCAAGAGAGATTAACAAGCAGATCAGCGCTCAATTCAAGATCATTCTGGAAGAAATGGCAAAGCAGATTGTGGAGCTTCAAGGCAAGCAAACGACGATCGAGAACAGAATGATCAATCGGTTCGGTGGGAGGGTACAACAGTGATTTTGCAAGTCGGAAACGTTCGGAGGCCGAACAATGAGGCTGTGGTCACTCCATCGTATTCTCCAATTTATGATTTTACTCGGCGCGTGGAAGCGATGCGTATTCGTTGGGAAGTCATGGGTCGCGTTGTGAACTTTCCTGTGGCGACTCAGGCGATAACCAATTCCGAGATCATTGCTCTTGGCAATGCGTTCACGACTCCGAATCCGTTTTTGGCGTTGCTTGGTGATGATGGAAGTCCGACACCATTCGAGATGAATCCTGCTAAATGTTTACAAGGGCCGAACCTGATCGACTTGAGTTTTCCTACTGAGGAGTCCGATGTTTATGTGACCGGCCTATCGTATCGAGCCACGTTTGAGTCGGTGCAATTGATTCGATCGAGTACGGACTTGCTTGAGTTCGACGAGGAGGTTTCAGAGGATCCAGGTGGTCTGACTTATGTGTATGTTGGCGGTGCGGTGAACTATCCAGAGCGTCAGGTGGCGACTCAGAATAAATCGTTTCGGTATGTGCAAAGCGGTTCTGCGACCGGCCTGCTGGCGTACCCTGTGATTCCTCCACCGATTTGGCCATTCGCACAAATGTCGGCTCCAAGAGTGGTTCGTTCTTCACCGCAATTCAAAGGAACGGTTGATACGCACTTCCGCGTGACCTGGGAGTACAATTTCGAGTGGCATACGAAACTTGTCGGTGTTCCGCATCGTGGGATCATTGGGTAATTAAATGAACGACAACTGCATTTTGTGTGTGCTGTTTTTTTTGATTACGATTTCGACTGCTGTGTACGTGGTCAAAATGGATATGATCGCTCAATCAAAGAGGATCGACAAACTCGAACGGCGTCTCGTGAAGATGGAGAGCGAGATCAAAGAGGCTCACCGTCAAGCGATGTGGGCGCAAACGCTGCTGATTGAAAACATGGACACCGTTGGCAAGGAAATTCGAACGATCAACAAAGAGCTAGGGATGACACCCTGGGGATGGGGAGGTAGATAATGGCGACGAAGTATTGGATCGGTCGGGCTGCGTCCGTGGCTCAGATTACAAAGGTTGTTTTTTCTTCAATCGTTTCGACGAACACCTACTCGGTGACAATAAACGGGAAGTCAGTATCGGTCACGGCAACGAGTACGAGCCTCGGTGATTTGATCGATGCGTTGGTCAATGCTTGGAATTCATCTGCGGAACCAGAGCATCGAGAAATGACTGCGGCGAGGCGTGAAGATCCATCGCTGAGTGGTCTACAACTGACTGCGAACACGGCAGGAGTTCCGATCACCGTGACCGCGTCTGCGACGACCGGAACGGCGACGGTTACTCAACCCACCGCTGCGAGTGGTCCGAATTTTTGGAACGTCGCTGCGAACTGGTCGGGTGGAACGCTGCCGGCTGCTGCGGATGATATCGTGATTCGGGATTCCTCGGTGTCGATTCTGTATGGACTGACCGACACGAACAACTATGCGAGCCTTACGATCGACGCATCGTTTACTGGTCAGGTTGGATTGCCGGATCAAAACCCGTCAAGCTATCCAGAATACAGAACGGCGTTTTTAACCCTTGGGACCGGCTCGGCTTTGACGGTCACTCTTGGCAACGGTGTCGGTACGTTCTCGGATCGAATTAGGATCGATGTGCAGGGTTCGAATGTGACCTGCTCGATCGTCGGTGCTGGATTCCAAGGATCGGTTCAGTATCCGTTCGAGATCCGCAACCCTGGTTCTGGTTCGACGGTGCGTGCGTATGCAGGCGGTCTTGCGATCTCTGCTGCGTCGAGTGGTACTGTTGCGACGTTGGAAATTATTCAGCGCGATGGAATCCAAAACCCTCCATCGGTCAATGTGCAGTCGAATATCACGACGACTACGATCACGATCTACGGTGGGGTGCTGCTGCTCGAAGGTGCGGTAACGACTCTCGTGGCTCGTGAGCAGGCAAGGGTTACAGTAGCACAGGCTGCGGCTGTTGGTACGGTTAAAGTATCATCGCAGGCTCTTGTGAATTGGGATTCATCCGGTGGCATCACGACGAAGCTGCACGTTGAACAAGGAGGCACGATCAACTTCGGTCGAGTCGGTACAACCAAGACGGTCGCTGCGTGCGATCTATTTGCGTCAGGAACGCTTTTGGATCCATTGGACAAGGTAACATTCACGGCTGGCGTGGTGCTGCAAGCGTGTCGTATAGGCGATGTGACTTTGGATCTTGGGGTTGGAGTGACGGTCAATGGCTAATGCTCCGCAGGGTGCTTTTCGGTTCGCTGGCGTTTGGGCTGACGGTGAGTTCTCGGTCACTCGTAGCGGCTCAACCAAGCCGGATCAAATACGCGCTCAATTCATCCTCGGTGCAAACCTTCCTCAGTACGGAGACATTGAGGTTTGGTACGGACAGAACATGATTCGGATTCCGTACTGTCGCGTGGTACGGCAGCAGATCTCTAGCGGCGCGGATGGTCGAATGCGAGAGGTGACGTTCGAGGACTCGCGTTGGCTGTGGCGTTACCAGTATGGATTCGGAAACACTAACTTGCGGCGTAAGATTTTCGGCTCGTGGTATGTGACCTACAAGGCGAGCAAAAAACTTATCGTCCAGAATTTCCTTCAACTGCTTGGTTTTGGAAACGTTTCCACGATACCACCGGATGCGTTATTCGATTTCAATACGACCGAGTATGGTTCCGTTCTGGAAGATGATGCGTACTTCGAAGCGAATCACTTCGATGGGAAACCGATTCCTGATTGCCTCGAAGAAATCTTGCAACCGATGGGAGTGCAGGTTCACCTTGGGTGGGACAATCAGTTGCGATTGTTTTCGCAAGGGTACGGTCGAGACATACCGAGCGATCAACGCGTGATGGATTACTCGATCTCGATTACTCCACCGGTGGTACCGGAGGTTCTAGTCTACGAGTTTGCAAACGTGAGTTTCGAAAACGACTTCGTGCTGCGTGCTGTCGGCTATGAGTGGGACGAGCGCAAGGAGAAACCTACCAAACGGCTCGCGCCGCTGGATCAACTTTCATACGGTCCGATAGATCCTGCGACTGGCAAGATCGATTGGAGACTTGCAGACCCACCGAATTTTTCAAACATTAAAAACAAAAAGCTGCGTGAGCTTTGCAGGCGAACAATTTTCAAGCTGTACCGAATCGACTCGACGAAGAAACTCGATTTGGTGAAACCGGTATTCCAAAACGTCCCACCGAAGTCAAACATTCAATACGACGAAAGCGATTTCATCCTGCATGATGCTCTGTGGGTTCGCAGTCCTGGTTTGCTGGAAACTGATGAATGGAAGCAATGGGGAGTCGGTCGAGACTACCAACGAATCTTGTTCGATGAACATTCCGACGACGATATGAAGCTGATCGGTTTTTTCTGCGATCAAACTGTTCACCAGAAAAATAACAACGTTGCGAATGTTGAGGCTAAATTTGGAACAATCTCGTCTGATTACGAGTTAAACGGTACCGAGTTTCGAGAGAATACGTTCGCGTACTTAAACAAGAACTATCCTGAAATTTGCTACCAAAAGGGGTTTTCGTTCGATGCGGATAATATGCTGATTCAGCTTGATGACCGGCTAGTGTGGATCAATCGCAATAACGCAGGCGAGGTTCAAAACAAAGCGTACTATCCCGCAAAACTTGTCATGCGTTGCAGGCACAAGCTACGCAGGCGCTCTGATATGGAAGTGATAAGGCACATGGTTCCTGTGCAAGTCAACAGTCCCTACTCTGCACCAGGAGTGGTCGATAAAATCCGGATCGAGGATCCAGTTCATGTCGCCTGGGGTGTTCCGCAGCGATTCGATGCCTTGAAACAAAAGCTATCGACTATCACGGCTCAGTATATGGCAACAAAACGCATGAGCGAAGCAGCAACGGTTCCAATGAAGGGGTTCGCGTTCGACATCAATACCGATGGTCGAATCGCTTCGGTGACGTTCCAGCGATCCGGCAACGGTGCTTGTACGACAACCGTTCAATGGCAAAACGAGAACCCTGTCGAGCAGCCTACCTATCAGGAGTTGGTCAACACGGCGATCAAGCAAGGCATGATGAGTGCATACCAACAGCATCGCACGAAGCAATCCGCTAAGATCCATTCTCCTGCACCGAGGAGGCATGGCTAATGTTTCTCGCAGGCATGACACAGTGGAGTTTCAAAAACGAGACCGGCGAGACGATCCCATCGTTCGGCGTGATGATCGTGACCGGTGCTACGATCGTAGAAAACGAAATAGTGTTCTCGGTCAAGAAATGCACGCAGACCGAGGAAGATTTGCAAGAACCTGCATCGCTGCTGTTTAACTCCATTCAGCCTATTGCTAATGACCAGTTCGGAGTCGCATCTCGTGATTTCCCTGCTCAGGCGTTGATCGAACAATCGAGCGATCATACTCCCGGTACAATCGTTGGTCCGAAGTCTGGATCGTTCGCGCTTGGGACTGTCGGATCCTGTTTGCGGATAATGGCAAAAGACACGACCAATCCAACGGTGATCGCAAGTCGCGGTGTCTACTTTATTGAGGCGTATCACGGGAAAACGGATTTCCATATCGCTAGAGCAACGACGACGATTACTGCGGCTGTCGGTACAACGTGCGGCACTGGAACGGCGATGCTAAAGCGAATCAATAGCTCAAACGTTCTCGTCGATGATCGATCGGTGACGATCAAAAACCCTGGATCGGTGATTGCCAATGGTGCTTTGCTCGGCGTGTGGAGAACACGTAACGACTACGTTGCAGTGGAGCTTTGCTGATGAGTGGAATGGGGAAATGCTGCTGCGGTGATTGCTGTCTGGAGGAGGGCCAGATGCCGTATACGACCGCGACGCTGAAATCACCATACTACCCTTGCGAGGGTGGCGGCGGTCCTGGCGGCGGTGTTGGTGTAGGTGTTGGTGAGGGAGAAGGTGAAGAACCAAGCTATCCGACTGAGAATTTCGTTAAGCAAACGTGCTGCTATCAGGCAGGATTCAATTTCGATCTGAACGGTCAATGTACTGAGGAGGTTTTCCAATGCTTTTTGTGGGCTAAACGCGACGTTACTTTTTCCTACACGGTTTCATATTACCGGCAGAAGATCGCGTATCATCCAGCGGAAACAGATCCAGAGGACTACGACTGTCCTTGTATCTTGGCGACTACGAAATCGGTCGATTACGAGGGTGCTGCTAGAGTATTTTTGAATCAGTCTTATCAGCTTTACAAGGCGACTGTGAGCGTAGGAAAAACAAAGATCAAATGCGATGGAGACTCGGAACCAGTCTGTAAATTTTACATTGCCGTGACGTATGATTTCCGCGTCAAAGAGGGACCGAGCGATGTGCAGGTCTACAACAAGAAAACGTTTTCTTGTGTAGGGAACTTCGACAATCCAAACTGCACGATCACGAATTCTTGGATCGAGGAGTCTGGAACGGATAGCGATGCCTGTCCATTCGATGATTTTCAGGGAGGTCCAATCTTCGAAACGATCGTATCGGTGACAAGGATCAAGTTCTACGACACGCTGCCTGCTCCTGGTGATATTACAATCGCTGCGACCGACTCGGTTCCGTTTTCGTGCTGCGATGGAAAAGTCAATTGCACTATCCAGCAGCAGTCGTGTGGCTTGATGGTCGGATCAAACTGCCTGCCTGCTGCGCCGTACTTCAACGAATTCATGGATCCAGCAAACAGCTATAACCTGATTCCATGTAGCGAGGTCTTGCAGTGGGACGAGGAAACAGATCAGTGGCAATGCTTTCGGATCATGGTCGATGGATACATGGAATCCGGTTCAACGATAACCGATGCGTTTTTGTTCGAGGTCGTGAATCCTGGTTGTTACTACATAGCAAGACCCCAAGCAGGTGGTGCGTTGTTATGTCCAGAGTATTTTTGCGAAACGATTTCTATGGGTTGGGATTCACTTACGTTCAGCGAAGTTGATTTCGTTAATCAAGGCGAAGGCTTGTCTGCATGTGGAACGTTAGACGTAAACTATCTGATCGAGCCTCCGAGTCCTCCTGTCGGACCGTATTGCTCAGGTGGTGCGAGTCCACCTGAATTGGGATTTTGCACGACGGATGATTGCTGTGAGGAAGGTTTCAACTTGATCGCGTGCAACGTACCGCAAGCTGTTACTACCTTGCAATGTCCTGTGCTTGGTCCTGATTGTGGTCGAAAGATCACCGATCTTGAATGCAACCATGCGTTGACAAACTATTCAGTTGGGGCGACCTGTCTACCGATCGGCAATGCAATTATCGGACTAGCGTAATGTTGCCACGAGACACACTAAAAGGATTCGTGATCGAACGCGTTGGTTTCCAGCCGAGGGTCAACCCTGTTAGGGTGACGTTTCTCGGTACGCAGTACACGCCGAAAAAAAATCCTTGGGACGATCTGCATAACGGTACGGTCAAAGACGAAGCGACGTTGGCCGAGTGGGAGCTACAGATCCCCGCATACGGATGCCACTGTCGGAAGTTCTATCTCGAGTACAGAGCGAACAACCCACCTGATTTTTCGAGTGAGCATGCTCTTTGGATTTGGGGCGTTGGGCTGCACAACGCAGTCAATAAAAAGCTAGACAGGTTTGAGCTTTCGATCGACGAAGCTCGAAAGATTTGGAATCGGTAAACCTCGGTCGATTCCCTTGCATGAGCATTTTGTTAGTAGCATTTCCGTCGAGGAGAAATCGATGGACCTGCTGTTTTTTTCAACTGAGATTGCGACTAGGTTACAGGCTGGTGCTGCTGGATCATTGATCGCGGTGCTTACGTCTGAGCCTGAGTCCGGCGTATCGGTGACGAAACGGCTGTTCTGTGGATGGGTCGCTTCGGTTTTTTGTGCTCCGATTGGGTTTTCGCTGGCTGAGGGATTCATTTCAGAAAAGATCCTGGATCGAATCAATCGACACGACGCAGAGATGGTAAGCTCATTCGTTGTCGGTCTGCTCGGTTGGCAAGGGATTAAATGGATTCAACAACGTTTCAAAAGGTTCACCAAAGAACATGGATGATCAAACACGCTCGGTTCTGTCTATCGTTTGCAGGTTTTCGTTGGTTGTCCTGTGCTACTGCGCCGTCGTTAAAAAAATGCGGTGCGTCGATTATTGTTCGTTGTTCCGTCAACGTTTGCAGTCTACACTAGGTTGGGTCAGCGGTATCGTTGCGACTCTCGGACTGTTTTATCCGATGATCTGCGGCGTGATCGCTTTGGTTCTATTGGTGGCTATTTTTGCTGCGGATTTAGATTATGCCAAGAAAACGACGATTGTTAGGACTACCGCGAAGTCATCGCAAGCTCGCGATGCAAGAAGTACGGCAAGTGGCTGAACTCGGTCTGTCCGAGGAAGATTCGATCAAGGAACTAAACGCTCGTATGATCGCTCGGTTTGATCCTGCGAGCATTTTGCTTTCGATTCTGATCTCTTGGGCCGTGAAGCAGTTGATCGCTTGGATCCAAGGAAAGCTCAAGGATAAGCTATACGGTGATGAGGAATGATTAAACGCAAACCTGCTGAGCCGAAACCAAAACCAGAACTTGTCGAGCCTGCTAAGCCTCCGAGGAAACGTCGTAGGCGCGTTCCAAAGACCAAGGTGGCTGGATACACGATCGACTGGTACGCGGTCGGTCTTGCGGTGCTTGCTGCGATTACCATCGCTCCGTATGTGCTGCCGTTCATCAAGGACAGAGTGAAACCTACACCGGCTGCGGTCGAGGTGGATCTTGGAAACGTTTCCAACTGGTTCTCGAATGTTGCGTCGGATGATCCGAAGGCTGACGTTCCGAAATATGCCGAGGCTTTGCGTGCGGTAGGTGAATCGGAAATTGATGACGTTGCGAAAATTGCAGACCTCCTCAAGACCGAAGTCGAATCGAGACTCGATCGGACTGGATGGTTAAACTGGGGTCTGTTCAATATCGACCTGCTGAAAGAGATGCGAAAGCTGCGAGAGGAAAAGAAGCTCGGCAGCATCGAGTCGCATAAGCAGTATCTGTTGGCGCTTGCTGATGCTTTGGAGAAACTCTGATGCCTATTTGGGACAAGTATCTGGACGGAACGCTCGAAGGTGCCAAGCATGACAGAGCGCATCAAAGGTTGTTTGCTGCAAAGTCGGTGGCTCCTGTCTACGGTGCTGCGGCTCCGAACGTGATGGATCGCGAGCCTGCGAAGGACGTTTTTCTTGGCCGGTACGCTCTGATGGGTATGCAGTCCCTCTACGGAAATACGTTTACGTTTTTCCCTCAGTATCAAGAGTACGGAACGTGCGTTGGTCAGTCTCACGCAATGGGAGCGACGATCGTTGCAGGTGTGAGTTCGCTGCTGTCTGGTTTGCGTTTCCCTGGTCGCATGGCTGTTGCTCCGATCTACGCTGGATCTCGCGTGGACATTGGGAAGAATCCTGGTCGGTGGGAGGGTTCGGTCGGATCGTGGGCTGCTCAGTGGCTTACCAAGTTCGGATGCGTGACGTATCGAGAACTCGGTCACGTTGACAATCCGAAGTCGGATAAAGAATGGCTGGCGACGATGAAGAAGGACGAGCAGCAGGCTATGGACTGGACTGCCTCTCGCGAGGGGGTTCCGAAGTCCGGCGAGGATCTAGCGAGGCTTCGACCGATCCAGCACGCACCGTTGATCCAAACGGTCGAAGAAGTAAAAGCAGCGCTGACAAATTTGACTCCGGTAAACATTTGCTGCTTGGTTCATCCGTCTCAGGATCTCGACTCGAAAGGAGTATCGAAGTCGGCTCGTCGTGGTGGTGGTCATTCGACGATCGTGATCGGTCAGTATTTCGACGGATCGCGGTGGTGGTTCGATTTCCTCAACTCGTGGTGGTATTACTACAAGGGAGGGTTCGCTCGATCGACGAACAAGCTGGACTTGCAGTTCAAGGGATCGGTGACTCGAATCACCGAGGAGACGCTTCGCGCGTGCCTCGCAGAACGCGATTGCTACGCACTCGTTGGCGTGCAGGGCTTGGAACCGGTCGATAAAGAAATGTCGCGTCTAATGGCCTGATTTGAGGCTTTGGTGGGGTTCCAGATGCCGATCGGTGGCGTTATAGTCTGAGCGGGGATTGGTTGTCCCCACCGGCTGTGGTTTTTCTGGTTAACCGAGAAACGACAAGAGCCTCGGTTTCCCAAGGCTCTCGAAGTTGTTTGCGGCCCTTACACCAGCAAGTCGCAACGGATTGTACATTCTTCGTGCTCGCGAAACAAGCGACGTTGCTAGATCGGGACAAAACTCGGATGAAAATCTTGGTAGTGCTGTCAGCGTGTGTGCGTTCTTTGTGTCCCTGTGCGAAAAACACCGGCGATCTATGTCGTCGGAGGGTAGTCGCGGTCGCAAGCCGTGGCGAGCCGGGTTACCGGCGACTGGAAGGGGATCGCAAACCCTGATTGATTCGGCAGCGTGGGAGCTAAATCCGAGCAACGTGCAAGCTCACGACTCGGTCCAGGACACCAAAAGACGCTGACGTTTCGAGCCCACCACGGTCAACAAGCCGTGGTTGTTGTGCAATCTGGCTGGAGATCCTGCCCAGGGCTGGTGTCCTGGGATAAAGCTGCGGCGCGCGCAGAAAAAAAGATTGCCGGTTTTTTTGCGAAAATGCTGTTGGTTCCTGGATTTTGTGCCGTTATCTAGGTGCAGGCGAAGAAAAAAGATTTTTCTCGCGCCCAGTTTGTGACAGGCTTCGGCCTGTATGTATGTGCCGGGATTTCCGGTGGTTTAGGTTCTCTAAGATGGAGAGTTGGAAATGTTGTGTGTAGAGTTCGAAAGGCCGGAAGTTGCAGAGTTGGCAACCAAGAAGGCAAACGCGATCGCGATGCTTGAGCAGATTTTGGTATGCCTGAAATCGGCTGAGGCTACTGAGGTGGCGAAGTCCTCCGACAAGGATGTGATCGGGTTGTGCCACGAAATCGCTGGTCAGATTTGCCACGATATCGACATCATCACCGAATTGGATTGGTGAGGTAACGATGAGCAAGACGTATCAAAGTGAGGGTTGCGAGTTGTGCGACCTTCAATTCCCTGGTGGATTGTTCGACGATGTTCTGCTGGTAAACGTCAGCGGTGATTGGTTTTCGGTGTGGTCCTCGGAATGGCACGCAGCGCAAGCCAACCGCGAGGATCGTGTTCTGGCCAAGGTTCGAGGCGAGATGCTGACCGAAGATCAACGGTTGATCGGGCATCGAAACGCCGAGTTGCTTGGCTGGTAGTTTTGAGCCTTCCTGCCGGGATAGGCTCCGGCTCTTTCATGCAAGTAGGCCAGGAGTTTTTCAAATGAAAAAGTATCAAGTGCAGATCGCGGTGCTCGGAAATCATCAAGGTCGGTCTGCTGAGGTTTGGTCCAACCGTGGTTGTGTTACTGCCAAGCTCGTATCGTCAGCGTTACGCCGGGCATACAACGCAAATTTCGGAGGGTTGTTCGATAGGCATAAGCAGGAGGGATCTGTACTGATCAGCCGAGTGATCGACAGGCCGATTCTGCGATTGGTCGAAGTCGGTTCTTACGATGGTGAGCTTGTTGCTAGCCATCGCTAGTTGGAAACGTTTCCAGGTTCATTTTAGAAAACAGGTGTTTCATGTTGGTCGTAAAACGTAAGCGTGGTGAGGCTGTTTGGATCGGTCAAACGAGAGTCGTGGTCGAGTCTCTAGGAAACGGAAAGGTTCGGCTGGCGATCGACGCGCCGGCTGGAATGCAGATTCTCCGAGAGGAGTTGCTGACTCAAAAGGCTGGTCCAAAGGAGCAACAAGTCGAGGAAAAGACATAAAAGTAGTGTTGGTTTTTTCTGCCGGTGGCGTTGATAGTGTGGGTTTGTTTCTGTTCCTTGTAAAGTGAAGTGAGAACTATGAAGGTTTCCAAAGCGTTTCGGGCTGGTGTTCCTTTGGTCGCGGTGACTACTGGTGATCCAGCGGCAACGATCCGAACGATCAGCGAACAGTTCGCAGGGTTCGATGATCCGGTCGGGGTGATCGTTTGGGATGTTGTGCGGGGTGCGAAGTGTAGCAAGGCTGACCAGCGTGCGGTCGATGCCTTGGCCAATCTGCCTCAGCCACCAGATGACTATGCAGGATCGCTGGTCAATTTCTTGGCCGACTTATGTGAGTTGGCTCGTCGGCAGGTTGTGATCATCTGCATCGCTCACCTATTCTTGGATGATCCGCGTGCGGTCCAGGCTATCTGGAATCTTCGCGACGAGTTCAAGGCGAGCAAAAAGCTGCTCGTGCTGCTAGGCGTTGCGAAGTTGCCTCCTGAGTTGATTCACGATGTTGTACAGTTCGACGATCCTCTGCCGAGTGTAGACGAGCTATCGAACATCATTCAGAACGTGTGCGAGTGGGGCAAGGCCCAGGCGACCGAAGCGGTGTTGGCCGAGGGTGCTACAGCGGCGATCGGTGTGACTGCGTTCTGTGCGGAAAACCTCGCGTGCCTAGCGATGGACAAGAACGGCTTGGAAGTGGACGCACTATGGGAGTCCAAGCGACGCAAGATCGATCAGACCCCTGGTTTGCGGGTTGTAACACAGAAAGGCGGGTTCGATTCGATCGGCGGTTGCGATGCGTACAAGACCTTCATGCGTGCGGTTCTCAACGGCAAGGCCAAGCCAAGGGCGATCGTGTTCGTAGACGAGATCGAAAAGTGTCTCGGTGCTGCTGGCTCGGATACATCCGGTGTTTCTCAAGATCAGCTTGGTCAGCTTTTGAGTTGGATGCAAGATCGCAAGGCGACCGGTACGATCTTGGTCGGTCCTCCAGGAGCAGCCAAGTCAGCGGTGGCGAAAGCTGCTGGCTCCGAGGGTGGAATCCCGACGGTGCAGTTGGATCTCGGTGGCACGAAGGGTTCGCTGGTCGGTCAGTCCGAGGCTCAGATCCGCGAGGCGCTTAAGGTGATCGACGCGATCAGCGGCGGGAACACGCTCTGGATTGCAACATGCAACAGCCTGACCGAGTTGCCACCAGAACTCAAGCGACGGTTCAAGCTCGGCACTTGGTTCTTCGACCTGCCTGATCGAGAAGAACGCAAGGCGATATGGGATCTGTACGCTAAGAAGTACAACCACACGGATGCGGTTGAGATCGCTCGACTGCTGGACAACGAGTGGACCGGTGCTGAGATCGAGTCCTGCTGCGAGATCGCTGATTCGCTGTGTATCAGCCTCACGGACGCAGCGGCGTACATCGTACCGGTTGCAAAGCAGGCACCGGAGGCAATCGCTAAGCTACGCAGCGGTGCTGAGGGTCGATTCCTGTCGGCAAGTGTTCCTGGACCGTACACAAGGCAAAAACAACTTGCGGTAAGATCGCTCGAGTAGTGGTGGTTTTCTTGTTCGGTGGCGTTAAATAAGCAGTGGTGGTTTTTTTCCCAAGGAGATTTCAAATGAGTATTGGCCAGCGGTTGTCGAGTCAAATGTCCGGTTGTCGGTTGGAGGTGACGGGGTTTTCCTCGCGGAAGAAATTCACCGATTCGCAGCGTGTGCGGATGGCTGAGTTCTTCAACAGCGATGTGAAATCGGTTTCAGGTGGTCGTGAGATCCTGAACAAGAAGATTCCAGAGGTTCGGCAGGTGTACGCGGTGCTCCGATCGGCTCGGTGTCTGTGGCAAGAATGGACAGTCAAGTACGAGGACGGGACAAGGCTTATCAAGACCGATCAGATCGAGTGGATGAACAGTCAGATCGCAGCGTTCCAGGCCAAGCTCCAAGAGGCAAAGGACGCTCTGTGGGTCAATTGGGATCTCGTCAAGAACGATGCTCGGCTACGGCTTGCTGAGTTGTTCGTCGAGGGTGATTACAACTTCGATGTGCGGCAGGTCGTTTGGCTGACGATCTCGTACCCATCGGTTCAGCCTGATCCAAAGCTGCAGAATCTCGGCAAGGAGTTGTTCGAGAAGGAGATGGCCAAGTTCGCGCTCAAGTTCGAGGAGGCTGCGAAGAATGCCGAGACTGCGTTGCGGGACGAGTTTGCTTCGATGATCGCTGGTGTAGCGGAGCGTCTGACCGAGGGAGAGTCCGAGGACGGGAAGAAACGAGTTTTGCAACAGCGTGCGGTTGATAACATCGTGGAGTTCGCTCAGCGGTTCAAGGCGTTGTCGGTCGGTGACGATGCCGAGCTTGACGCTCTGGTTCGCAAGGCTGAGCAGCTTGCGGTCGGTCTGGATACCAAGGCGATGAAGTCGGATACGACGCAACGTGCAGCGATGCGGGACGCGGTCTCAGGTCTGCGTACTGCGATCGATTCCCATATCGTCAAAGCGGCAGAGCGAGAAATCGAATTCGAGTAGTGTTGTTTTTTTCAGTCGGTGGCGTTAATAGCTTGGAAACGTTTCCAAGATTCTAGGAGGTTTCAGGTGTCACACATAGCAACAGTCGAGATTGAGTTTCGGGACATGGACGCGCTTGCCAAGGCGTGTCAGCGGTGCGGTGTTGAGTTGCGTACCGAGCAGAAAACGTTCCGGTGGTACAATGACAAGGTGGATGCGTGCGACGCGGCGATCGTGCATCCGAGCAAGTTTGCTTTCGAGGTCGGAGTTCATAAGACCGAAACTGGTTTTCGGCTGTCGTATGATCCGCACAATCGCGGCAAGAAGTACGGTTCGCACACTGGTCCTGGTATGCAAGATGCGATCGCGTTCGAGGACGATATTCGAGGGGTTGGCAAGTTGCAGCAGGCGTATGCTGTCGAGGTTGCTCGCAAGCAGGCGAAGCGACAAGGGTTCTCTGTGCGTGAGCAAGTTCAGGCCGACGGTCGTATCAAATTAACAATGTCGAGGTAATCATGGAGTCGATCGAGGTAATCGTTGACAAGGCTGGCAAAGTGACCGTCGAGGTCAATGGCTGTGCTGGTTCGAGTTGTTCGTCGCTGACCGAGGGGATCGAGAAGGCTCTTGGTCGTACCGTGTCGGATGACAAAAAGCAGGAGTACTTCAAGCAGGCTGTCGATGCCAAGGTGCGTCGATGAGCGATCAACAAATCATCGACGCGATCGAGGTGACGGAATAGTGAATCGATCCGCACCGAAAAAGATCTCCCTGCTGATCATTTTCTTTCTTCTAGGATGGATGACCTACGAGGCATCCTTGCGGCAGCAGATACCATTCGAGCCTCTGGAAGAACAACGCGAGGCGGTCACTGATGATGTATTTGGTGATCGCGCCGGTGAGTGGCCAAGAGTTCGAGCCGAGTTCGTTCGGTTGCATCCGGTGTGCGAGGCTTGTGGATCTCGGAGCACCTTGAACGTGCATCACGTGCGACCGTTCCATCTGTATCCAAATCTGGAGTTGGATCCGGATAACCTGATAACCCTTTGTCGAGAGCATCATTTCAAGGTCGGTCACGATCCTGACGGGCCTTGGAAACCAAAGCGACCGAGTTGGTCTTACTGGAATCCAAACGTGCGAGAGCACGCTTCAATCATGCGAAAGGGCAAACGATGATCGAGTTCTCTGAAAAGCCACCGGAGGGGATGCGGTATTTTTTTATCCATCTGCATCGACCGATCAGCGATTCGTGCCTGACGCTGGTAGCAGCGACCACGGCAGACCAACCAAAAAAAGCAATCAAACAACTTTTGAAGATCAAGTTCCCTGGGTGGGTGTCGAAGCTGGAAGAAACGAACCAAAGGATCTTCGAGGACAGATGCTTTGAGACTAACCGGTTGCAGTCGGTGGATTGGGATCGACCCGTCGGAACGATCACGCTGACTCGGATGCGTTTAATGAAAGGAAATTTTTTCGATCCGGCGTGGTTTTAACGATTCGGTGGCGTTGATAGGGTGGAGGTAAAAATGGAAATCACGTTGCTAGTCGGTTCACAAGTGCAGGCGATCTACTCGGATGACGCTGCGGAAATGCTTGAGTCGGTTGGAAACGTTTCCATCGCTAGGGCTTCGCATGTCGAGCCGGCTCAAGGAGGCTGGTCGGCAGACATGAGTCCTATTGGCGGTCCTGTCCTTGGTCCGTTCGATCGTCGCGGTGCTGCGATTGATGCGGAAATTGCTTGGCTCAAAGAAAATCGAGGGTTGTAATGTTTAAGAATGGTCAGGTTCACATCGGAGAGTTGATCGAGTCGTATCACTCGCGGCCAGAGATTTCGGCCTCGATGGTCAAATCGTATCTGAGTTCTCCGGAAATGTTTCATTGGGAAAACATTCTCAAGCGACGTAGGGAGGCGACCGAATCGATGGACTTCGGTACCGTTGTCCACGAGGATCAACTGCTCGGCGTGTGGGAGCAATCGTGGGAAGTGATTCCGAAGGAGGTTCTCACGAGCAACGGCGCTCGGCGTGGTGCTGCGTGGGAGGCGTACAAGCGAGAAAAGGCTGGCAAGATCCTGCTCAAAGAGGATCAGGTTCAAAAGCTAGAGTACATTCGCCAGTCAATCGCTGGTCATCCGTTGGCGGTCGAGTTGCTGTCCGAGCAGGGCATGTCTGAATTGACGATCACGGCTGAGGCTCCGCTTTCAGACGGTTCGACTCAGATGGTTCGAGGACGGATCGACCGATTGACTTCGAATGTGATCGATTTCAAAACGATCTCGGATATGCAAGATCGGACGATTACCTACAGGCCGTTTGATCATCGGTGGGATATCCAGGCTGTGATGTATCAGCTTTTGGTTCAGGCGGTGCGCGGCGGGACGGTTCCTGATGTATACTTCATCGTTGTAGAAACGACGATGCCGTATCGTTGTGAGGTGTTCAGGCCAAGGCATGAGACGCTCGCGGCTGCTGCGATTCTGTTGCAAGACTCGATCGAGGCGATCGTCGAGCGAACGAAAAGCGGCAACTGGCACCGCGAGGGCTGGCCGGAAGTTTACGAGTTCTAGGAGATTGACTGTGCTTATTTTCGAGAAAAAGCTGCGGGAAGAAGTTGAGGCTGCTGTCGAGGATATTAAGGCTTCGACGCGGAAGCGACCGATGGCTGCGGGATCCAAGTTCTTCGATATCGTTCTGCGGGTTGTAAAGCAGATCGGAGTCGAGAAGTTGGCCGAGCTTGACCGCGTGACGGTGTTGGAAGTGGTCGGCAAGGTGTACGACGAGTACATATCGAAGATCGACCTGCCTGGGGAGTACGATGAAGTTTTCCATGCGTTGATCAAACAAGCGTCGCTCGCGGCGATTGGGATCGCGTTCGATAAGTTTGTGGCTAAGTAGCAGGTCGCGTGACCTGTGTGTTTGTTGGTTCTGTTTAGGAGGTGTCTCGATGAAGGGACTGATGTTTGTTTTGGCGTTCGCTCTTGGTTCTTCTGTAGCGTTCGCTCAGGATTGCAAGGATGGTGTTTGCAGGAGTCCATCGGATCGCGTGGTGCGTGTGGTTCAGGCTGCTGTCGAGATTCCTGTTCGTGTGGCTGAGACGGTGATTTGTCAAACGCAAGATTTGCGTCAAGTTGTGTGTGCAAACGGTCTTGCTCAATGGAAAGCGGAACGGCAGGCGGCTGACGGTGTGCTGCGTCACGTTGGAGGCGGGTTCGGTGGTGGTCGCGCTGAGGGAGTTGGGTTCTCTACAAGTTCACCACAAGCTGCGATTCAAGCGTGCTGCTATTGGGGAAGGCGACCTGTCAGGGAGATCGGTGTTGCTCGCGGGAGACGCGGCTGGTACGCAACGGTGATTTACGAGTGATCCATCGCTAGCGATCGGAGGGAGAGGACTGATTGCTAGTGTTGTACGGTGCCAACGGATGCACGCCGGATAAACGTAACCGGCAAACGGATCGGTAGCTCAATTGGTAGAGCTAGGGGTGGAAAACCCTTGGTGCAGGTTCGAGTCCTGCCCGATCCTTTGCGGAGCAATCCGCTGGGATGCAAACGCCATAACGGATAGGTCGGTCTTGTGAAAGTAAGACACCGGAAACGTAACCGGATAGGATCGGCGAGTGCAAGGCGGCCCTTTAGGGTTTTGATTCTGCCTCTTGGTAAAGGCTGAGTATCTTTACACGGTCTTTTTATTGCGGGTGGGCTAGGCCCATCAAAGCCTCATAAGCTTCGAGCGCTAGGTGCGATTCCTAGACCCGCAACTTGCTCCGAAAGTTATTGCGGTGGAACGCTGAGTGCTAAGGGCGAGCATCTCAGAGGCGTAGGTTCGAATCCTACTCGGAGCTTTGGATCGTCGGGCATGGCGCACCATGCGAGTATCGACCATCAGGTTCGGTCGATTCGTTTTACGCAGTTCGGTTGGTAATCCGGAACGATCCATTTCATCCTAATTGAGATCGCTATGAATAAGACCTGTCGAACGTGTCGCAAGGTGTACGAAATCGGGAAGATGGTTTGCGACGAGTATTGGCACTGGCAATGTCAGCGATGCGCCAAAAATACATCAGAGCGTGGATCTCGGTACAACCGGCGCGAAATGTCTCGGTGCAAAAAATGCGGTGCTAAGATTTTCATGGAGCCTTGTGTCGCGTGCGATGTAAATTCTGCGATCAAACGAAAAAACACTGTTTGAGTCACCGGTCGGTGGCGTTGTATGAATGGCTTTTCAAAGAAAGGAAAACAAGCCATGTTGAAGTCTGATTCGATCGAGTTGCTTGCTGTTGCGTTGGCGAAGTTTCACGCGGCGTGTCCGAAGATCGTGAAGGATACGAGGAACGATTTTTTCAAATCGCGGTATGCGGATCTCGGAACGATCCTCGGTATCGTCAATCCGGTCCTCGCAGCGAACGATTTGTCCGTGGTGCAGTTGGTCAGTGGCGAGAATGAACTGACGACGATGCTGGTTCACAAGTCTGGTCAGTACATCGGTGCGGTATCTGTGATGCGACCGACCGAGGCTGTAGTGCGACGCGATCAAAACAAAAACGATATCCTCGGCGTGACTCCGCAGGCACTAGGGTCTGCGATCACCTATCAACGCCGGTATGCAGTTGCTGCTATCCTGTCGCTCTGTATTGACGACGACGACGACGGGAACGCTGCCTCGGCAACGGGTCGCAAACCAGAGGATCGATCTGTCGAACGGCAGGCACCCAAACCTGAAACCAAGCCTGCGGAAACCAAGCCGGTCGAGAAGTTGTCCGAAGATCGTATTAACGAGATCATGACCAAGATCCTCGCTGGTACCGAAGGTGAGATGGGCAAGATGGAATCGGCGTTGTCGAATCTCGGCGTGCAGGGCGCGATCACTCAAGAGACTTGGGCGACGCTTTCATCGGCGCTGCTGTATCGATGGTACGAAGTATCCTCAACACCTGCGGCACTTGGCGTGGTCGCAAACAAGGTGGTCGGCTACCGGTCAAAGGGGCTGGTGTCTGACGAGCAATTCGAGGTCTTGAAGAAGCAATTTGCTGACAGGACTGCGGCATTGAAAGGCTAGCATGGAACGATACGTGAAAAACGATTACGAGGTCATCGTGGAGCTTGCTGGTAGGGCAATGGCGGCGATGATCTCGATCGATCCTGACCAAGAGTGGTCAATGGGCGAGATCGCTGAAATGGCGGTCGATCAGGCTTTGGCTGTACACAACGAACTAAAGAGACGAAAAGATGAGCGGAAAAAAACGAACGGTGGCGACGGGACTTCTGAGGCTCGACCAGCGGTTGCAATGCCGAGAGCAGGTTCCGGAGGCGATCATAAAGGAATACGAGGACGGTTGGAAAAGTAAGGTTCCGTTTCCACCGATCATCGCTGTGCAGGTCGATGGTGAGTTGTATGTGACCGATGGATTCTGTCGCGTTATGGCTGCGCAGAACGTCGGCAAGTCGCGAGTCGAGGCAGTGGTGACTGTCGGCACCTGGAAGGATGCGATGCGTGCTGCGTGCGGTGCGAACGCTTCACACGGCCTGCGAAGAACCAATGCGGACAAGCGCAAGGCTACCGAGATCGCGTTGCGTGAGTTCCCTGACGAAACGATCCGAGCGATTGCTGAGATGGTCGGCGTGTCTCACACCTATGTACAAAACCTACGGAGCCCGAAGGAAGCTGAGCCTGTAAAGGTTGATCCGATAGCAGTAGAGCCTGTCGAGCCTGTTAAAAAACAATCTGCGACAAAACCTGCTGCCGAAGAATCTCTTGATGTTGTTTCTCCCCCTGGGTGGCGTTGTAGTGATTGCCACGGTACCGAGCAACGACTCACGGACGGTGGCTATGTTTGCGGAGCGTGTTTACTGCCTGTCGGAGAATCGACTACGGTTGAGGAATCCGAGGACGATTCAGAGGATGCCGAGCCTGAGAGCGAGCCGGAAATCTTGGAAACGTTTCCAGACCCGATCCCTGAAAAGATGGCAAAGGTTCACGCTGATTGGGGTCGGTTCCTGCGGTCTGCGACTGCTGCGAAATGCGACCGCGTTTTGGCAAAAGAGATTGAGTCGATCACCAACAAACTCAAGGGTCTGCAATGATCCGGATTCGGTTTACTCCCGACACCGAAACAAAAAAGTATCGTTGCTTAAATTCGTCTCGACAAAAGACGATGATGCAACCTTAGATTTTCTGACGAAACTTTGTAGTGTGATGCTGCGCGGTGGCGTTATTGTGATGGATCAAGGGCTGGCAACGGAAGTGGTTTACGAAGCTCCTGGTGTTGATGTTGCAGAAGTTGAGTGAGGCGAAAATGAACGAGGACGATCTAAAAGAGTTCGAGCGTCAATGGGTCGATGGTGAAAATTGGATAAGTCAATCGATGCGTGAGCACGAAGGCGTATCGACAAGTTATTACGCGTTGCTTGTTAATGGAAAGGAAAACATGCCTACGAGTGTCACCATTCAAATGTGGCATGACCATTCGCTCATAAGAGTGGTAGGCACTTTTTTGCTGGTCGGCTTGACGAAGGATCCTACGGCAGTTCGACGCAAGCTGTGGGAGATGCTTGGTAGAATGCGAGGAAGGGAGTTCAGAGACATAAATGGATAACGGAAATTGGCCTCACCAGGATCGAGCGAAAGAGAGGATACGCGAGGCGCGCGTGCGTGGTGTTGGATCGGTGATCGCGGCGGCACCTTGCGGTGCTGGCAAGTCGCGGGTGATGTCTCAATTGGCCGAGGAGGAGGTCGCTGCTGGTGGTACTGTCAGAATCTATCTGCACCGAACGATGCTCAAGGAACAATTGTCAGCGGCGTTCACCAAGGCTGGAATCGACCACGGTGTAATGGCTGCGGGTCACGAGTACGACGAAACCAAACCGATTCAGATTTGCATGACCGACTCGGTGTTCGCTCGAGCGATCCGACGGTCGCGGTGGGATCTCGGCAATCCGTCGCTAGTAATCTTCGACGAGGCTCACCTGCAAACGGGCAATAAAGCGATCTCGATCGTTCAGGGTGGAGCTACTGACAACGGTGCTACTTGGGACGGTCACCTGAAACGTGGTGCGTTCATTCTTGGCCTGTCTGCTACGCCGGTGAACTGCGGTGAAATCTACCGAGAGTTGATTGACTTCGGGACGTACTCGGAGATGCGAAAGGTTCACGCTCACTTGCCGGTCAGGGTGTACTCGCCCAGCGAGATCGACTGTACAGGCTTGAATTTGAATTCCGACAACGAGTTCAGTTCGCAACAGCTTGAACCGCGAGCGTACAAGATTTTCGGTGATGCGTTTGCAAATTGGCGGCGTTTGAATCCTGACAGCAAGCCGACGATTCTGTTTGCTCCATCGGTTCCTGCCTCACGTTGGTTCGCTGAGGAGTGGGCGAAGTTTGGTGTTCCGGTCGCGCACATCGACGGTGAGACGTGCCTGCTACCGCATAGGAGTTCGACTGGCTCGATCGTTCTTGAAACCTACGACACGACTCCGGAGACGCGAGCAACGATCATGGAAATGTCGAGGACTGGTGAAATCAAGGTTGTGATGAACAGGTTCGTTCTTCGAGAAGCGATTGATATGCCTTGGCTGTACCACGGCATCGCGGCGACGGTGTTCGGTGGGATCGCAACGTACTTGCAATCGGTCGGTCGAATTCAGAGGTACTTTCCAGAGTACGAGTACAAAATCTGGCAGTGCCACGGCGGGAGCTACTGGCGGCATGGATCTCCTAACATGGATCGTGATTGGTCGCTTGGGTGTACCAACAAGTCGATCGCTCAGGGTAGGGCGCGTGCTGTATCGAGGGCTGAGAAGCCTCAAGACATTGAGGGGATCTGCTGTCCGAAGTGCAGCGTGTGGAGGCAGTACGGCAATCGCTGTCCTGGTTGCGGTCACACGCACGCTCAGAGCGTTCGCAAGGTTCACATGGTATCTGGCGACCTGAAATTGATGCGAGGTCTGGTTCACAAGGCCAAGAAGAAAACCAAGCAGAAGTCAGCTAGTCAGCTATGGGTATCGGTCTTGTACCAGATGGCTCGAAGCGGCAAGCCTGTATCGAGTGCGGTTTCGGTGTGGCAGTCTCGGTGTCAGAAGGAAGGCGTTTGGGCGAATACGGCTGAGTTGAGGTTCCCACCACCTGAACGACATTCGCGTGAGTGGCACTCTTTGGTTTCTGATGTTTACCCTTGGACGGGAGCAGTGAGGAAATAATGTTTAAGATCAACGATAGGGTTCGACTCAAGCACGACAACAAGGAGAACCCGTCTTTGACGGTTCGTTCCGATGTTGGTGGTCAACGATTTCTGTGCATTAGCGATTGCGGACAACGGATGGCTTGGGCTAATACGCATGAGCTTGAACTTGTCGAACGCAACTTTGACCTCAAGCAAGCGATCCGCGAAGTCTTGCTTGGCGATGAGTTCCTAGCGGCGTTCGCGGGAGCTATCAGTTCGAAACTTCAGCAGGCAAGCGTTTCAGCGGAACCACCGAAGCAACCGTCATGGACTCCAAAGATTGGCGATTGGGTGCGGATCAACAAACCGAAATCGGTAGACGATTTTTTGTCTATTTGGATGCCGGGGATGGATCA